CCGGCAAAGAATAATGAATTAGTATATTCACACTGGCAAACCTATGAAACTAAATCCGATTTTTCAGATGATGAAACTATATGGGGTCTCGATTTCGGATTTAATCACCCGACTGCGTTAGTTAAAGTCATAATTAACAGAAATAAAAGACACATCTGGTGTCAAGAGGTCATATACAAATCTTTTATGACAACATCAGATTTAATTAGTCAAATGAAAAATTTAAATATTATATCAGATGATGATGTGATATGGTGTGATGCAGCAGAGCCTAAGACCATAGAGGAAATTAGACGAGCCGGATTTGATGCAAAGGCAGCAATGAAAGAGGTTAAAGAAGGCATAGATTTAATAAAGTCTTTTCACTTTTCAATTCACTATGAATCAACTAACATCATCACTGAATTAAGAAAATATAAATGGCAGATGCGTGGTGAAATGAAATTAGACCAACCTGTGAAACTCTTTGATGACGCACTTTGTGCCATTAGATATGCAGTGTGGTCACACATACAAAAGACCGCCAGATCAAATGATTATACATTTGATATAGATATATTAGACCTATAAAAAATAAATATATAATTAATATGATAGACACAAATAAAATTATGACCTGGTCAGACATCACCGTTGGTCAATATCAAGAATTAATTTCAATTCAGACTGAATCAGAAATTGCAAAATTTATACAAATGGTTTCAATTGCCTTAGATTGCGACCAGGATGATATTAGAAACCTAACACTAAAAGACTGGCAGACTATAAAGACTAATTTCCAATTTTTAACATCAGATCCACAAAATGACTTTTGCACTTTTATAGACTATGATGGTGTTGAATTAGGCATCGAACCAGATATTAACTTTATATCAACTGGTGTCTTTATTGATGCCGAGCAATTCAGACAGGATCCAATTGAAAATCTGCATCGAACTCTGGCACTAATTTATAGACCAGTGATAGAAAAGAAATCTGAAACTGAATATAAAATCGAAAATCATAAAGGTGAAGGATTTGAAAAGCGTGCAGAATTTTTTAGAAACAGAGTTTCAATTGAAAAAGTCTTTGGTGCCACACTTTTTTTTTTCATTCTATCAGGTCAATTGTCGATAGATATGACGGACTATTTGAAAGAGGTGATGATGCAGGAATTGACGAGGGCGGGGATAGTCTAGACCCACATCACTTTGACGAGGTGCAATTAATTAACTTTCAAAAGAGATTTGGCCTTTATGATATGTTGTCAAAGTTAGTTGATGATGACCCAATTAAAATTCAAAGTCTTTATGAATTAGGTGTCATTTCACTTTTAAATCATATATCATATCTGGCATCACGCCGAGTGGTTAGAGGTGGTTAAAAAAACATAAAAAAAAATAAAAGACATAAAAAGATATGGCAATTGGATTTCTATCACAAATTGGATTCGAGCAAATTATGCAACAATTTGCAGCGGCAGATCCAAATCTAAATCAATTCGGCTTTGGTGAATTATGGCGTGAAAATGGTGAAATAAAAGCAAATCAGATATATCCTGGGATGTGGGTGAATCCACAGAGCACTAACTTTCTATCAGACTATGCCATCACCAGAAACTATCAAATTTTAATTTATGATTTAGTCTTTAATGATTCAACTGGCAAATCAAATCAAAATTCAATTATATCTGATTGCGAGGAAATTGCATTCAGACTAGTTAGATTTCTAAAATCTAAATCTGATATATTTGATATTTCAGGTTTGCCAACAATTGCACCTTTTTCTGATAGGTGGTTAGACCAGGTTTCTGGCGTCACCTTAGATGTCAATATAGTCTTTAATTTTCAGACATCAGATTGTGATGACCCTGACTATACATTTCAAATAAAATCTAACCAAATATAAATATGTCTGGCATTTCACACAATTCATTTGACGGCACTGGTCGGTTAAAAATATCAAATTCAACATCAACACACCTTTCATTAGGTTACACTGGTTCATCACAATTAGACTTTGATTTGCCAACTAATTATGGCTCGTCAGGTCAGGGTTTAGTCACAGATGGCGCAGGTGGTCTAAGTTGGGGTGTTGTTAGTGGTGGCACATCAGGCACAAATGGCACATCAGGCACATCAGGTGTTGGATCCAGTGGCACATCAGGCACATCTGGTCAGACTGGTACATCAGGCACATCACCATCACCAATTGGTCAAATCAGTTGGCAAAATTCAACTAATTCATATCAGACTTTAACAATATCCTCTGTTGGTACATCAGGCAAAATGATAGGTGCGACTGGTGGATTTTATTTCACACCTCTTTCAACTGGTGTTGTCTATGTCAATTATGAATTGCAATCATCAGCATCTACTGATTTAATTTATGAATTAAGATATGGCACAGGTGCGGCACCTGCTGATGGGTCAGCAGCAACTGGCACCGCAACTGCTGAAAGAATGATTTCTTTTGGTGGTGAAATGTCAATTTCTTTTATAGTAAATGGACTATCAGTTGGCACACAATATTGGTTTGCACTTTTAGCAAAGACAATTTCTGGCACAACAACTTTGATTTATGAATATATCAACGCATCAGCATTTGAATTAGGTGGTGTTGTTGGTGCAACCGGCAATGACGGCACATCAGGCACAAGTGGCACATCTTTCTCACCAGCATATTTTTCTGGTTGGTCACAAAAGACACAGACAAAAGCAGCCGGTGCTGAAACTTTTGTGCATTTCACAGACAATATAGAAACACAATGGGGTTTCAATTCAGCAGCCTCTGCAACCCAGTCATGGATTTCAGTTGGCACAGCGGGTTACTATCAGTTTCATTATATGGTTTCATTAGGTCATCAAAGTGTTTCAGATAATCAGGCAGTCTTTTTCTTAAAGAAAAATGGTGTCACCTGGTCTGGCACTGGCATAGCGTTTGCAGCCAGGTCGGTTCAAGACCACGGTAGTGCAGACACTTTGCCATATTTTGAAATTCACGGCAGTTGGCAGGCACAACTAAATGCCTTAGACAAAATTGAAATCTTTTTATATTCAGCATCTGATTTAACAATAAAAGGCAGTCAGTCTATCCCGAGCGGCAAAATGTCTGCATATAAATTAGAAACAATTTAATGACTGAATTAGAAACTCTTTTAGTCGAGGCAAAAAAGAAATGGGGCCAGTCTGTTGTCGAGGCAATCAAAAAGAAAATTGATGAATTAAATATCAATGATAGAGGTCAGATGAAAGCATCTGTGGCATTTGACCCTTCTGAAACTGCTGATGGTGACAACCCTTTCACAATTATAGACTATGGCAATTTTCAGGATCGAGGTGTGAATCCAGTCGGTCAAAAATTATATGAAACTGATTTTCAATTTAAGGGCAAATATTTTGGCACAGCAGAGGCAATAAAAGCCTGGTCGAAATTAGGTGAAAAAAGCCCGTATGCAGTGGCCTATAAAATTCAATTTGTTACAGGTCTAAAACCAAAGAAATTTTTCAGATCCACCATAGAGGCCAACTTAGAAAAATTAGGTGATGAATTTGCAAAGACATATAATGACTATTTGACAAAGCAAATCGAATCATATAATAAAAGCAAATAAACAACACAATTCATATTTAGACATATAATATAAAAGAGGTCTAAAAATGGCAATCACCATTCTTAAAAATTTAACATCAGGATATTTCTATCCGAGTGCAAATCCAATATCAGTGTCAGTTGATTCTAACAACTCTGGCAAATGCAATTTCAGATATGTATGTGATATATGGATCAATTCAAATAAAGTCACCACAATTAAAATGTTTCCTGATCCAACATCAGGATATGGTTTGTTTGAAATATCTAGAATTCTGCAAGACTATGTTGAAACTCTTTATAGAGGCACAAATTATACACACCTGTTAGACCCAGCACAGACCGTTTCACTGCCAACTGCGGCATTTGCATTTCAATTAAAATTCGGTGAAGAGTATGACCTTTCGACTAATTGTGATGGTCAAATTTTACAATATCTAAATTTGGCCACATCTAACTCGGCCTATGTCTTTGAATCAGCAGTTGAATTTGCAGACTATCCGACTTTTAATTCAAATGATTTTGTTGTTGGCACTAATTCAACGGCAACTTTTTTAACTAATTCACCTCGTCAAATTGACATCACATATAATGACGGATTTTATTTAGACTTTTTAACTAAATTAACTATCAATGCAGCAGACTGGCGTGTTGATATAAAGACTTTTGACCAGTCTAATATACAGACAGCAACATATTCATATGGTGCATCAAAGACACACACTGGGATATATCGATTTAGAATTGCCTGTGGCCCCTTAGATATAAATTCAGTCGCAAATTCAACTATAATAAATCCATCAGTCAAATATTATACAACTAGTCTTAGACACGTACCAACCGGCAACACCGTAACAGAGGTTGTGACCTTTAACATAAAAGAGCCAACAACTTTCAGACATAGATTTGGATTTGTCGGTCAGCCAGCAGGCCACGAAAGTTTCACTTTTTTTCATAGACTTAGAAAATCAATTGATATAGAAAAGACCACATTCAATAAGCCATTTGATTTAACATATGGTGGCACACCACAATATAATATTGGTGGCCGTGGCACTGATATATTTGCAATTTCTGCAACTGAAAGAGCAACTATCACAACTTTTGTTAAAGAGGATTTTTCAAAATATCTAACTGAATTATATCTGTCTAAAAATGCATGGTTTCTGCTCCGACCAGAATTAATTCCTTTTAGGTCTATAAATGATTCTGGTGTTAATAAATTAGTCATGTATGACTTTGACAATGCAGTTGGTCTGGCAAAAGACACACCAATAAATAAATTGTCAGTTGGTGATTTTATTTATGTGTATGGTGACAACTCTAACTATAATGGCAGATTTCAAATCACAAATAAATCTGGTGATATTTTAACAACATCTGCCACCTGGTCGGCACTTGCAACAACCTGTGGTTGGATTCATAAATCAACATCGTGGCGGGCTTTGCCAATTATAGTTGATGTCAAATCAATTGAAATTCAACAACGCCTCGGCAGACCAATTCAATATCAATTAGACTTTAATTTTGCAAACACAAAAATCTTATTAAAATAAATGCCACAAAATCAGACTAGACTAATCATATATGAAAGGCCAGATTCGGCAATAAAGAAACCACTAACAACAATTGCAACCGGCACCGTCGGGGCACAGACCATAGGTGCCACTGGGTCTTTTTTCTATCAATATAAAAATAATCTTAACAATGTCATCACTAATGGCAAAAAAAATGTGGTGACTAGATTTGGTCGAGAATTAGACCTTTATGACGGCATTCAAATCCCTCTAAATTTCACTATATCAGATATAAAAGAGCCAGACAAAATAAAGACCACCTGGTCTAAATCAATTAGACTGCCTGGCACTAAGACTAACAATAAAATCTTTTCACAATATTATGACCTCGGCACAGATATGTGGATCACAATTGGCAACACATCAGTGTGGCAAAATTTCAACCCACATATCAGAACCGAAATTGTGTTACTAAGTGGTGATATTGAAATCCTAAAAGGCAATCTGCAATTAAAGTCTATCACAAAAGATAGATTTGGCAACATCGAATATGAAATTGCACTTAGTGGTCAATTGACTAGTCTTTTTTCAGATATAGACAACACTAAATTAAAAGACTTAGACTGGTCTGAATATGACCATATCTGGTCGAGAGACAACATCACTAATTCATGGAATTATATCAATTCTATAAATGGCACTAATTCACAGATTGCAACTCGTTCAACAAGAGGCACTTACATAAAAGGCATATTAAAATGGTCTGATGGCAGACTGGCCTTTAAGACACACACGGCACACAACCTGGCAGTTGGTGACTATGTTAAAATTAATTTAGATTCTAATATCGAAAATAAATATAAATCTGCAACTGGTGAATGGTTAGTGATGGCAGTTAATTCAACTGAATTTTCAGTCAATCAACCATATCCAATGGCACTTTCACCTTTTGGTGAATCACCTAATATAAATATCGGCAGTTGTGAAAAAATAAATCTGTTAGGATATGGCTATGTCTATCCTATGATTCAATGGGGTGATGAAATCGACCATAATTCGTGGCCAGTTACATCATTTGCACCAGGATATTATATCAAAGGCATTATAGACAAAATCTTTGAAAGCACTAATTCATCATATGATTCTAATTTCTTTAACTCTGAATATTTTAGGAGACTAATTTATATTCAAAAAAAATCAACATATGAATTAAATCCAGTTGATGTTAAAGAAAGAAAATTTGCAGTTGGTCTAACTGCGTCATATCACACACTGCTTTCACAGGTGACACCTAACAGATTTTATTGGCCTAATTTAACAAATCCAACAACAGGGGCAACTGCATCAACCAAACCAACTGAATTTGCAAATCGAGTGCCTTTTAGAAAAGAGACTGGTGGCTTTTCAACACAAAGTTTCTATGACAATGGTGCCACCGTTTCAAATCAAATTGGCAACTGGGATGAAAATTCATATAAATGGGTTGTTAGAAACAACGGTGAATATGCTCTAAATGCAACACTAAATCTAAGTTGCCAATGTCAAATGAATGGATATGTCAATTCACCAACATCATCTGGCACGGCATCATTTCAACCGACAAATCCTAATTTTATATACTTTCCAGGCAACAACCGTGGTTTCACTAACTTTGGTGGTGGCATCACACAACAACCAGACCCGTCTAGTCAATGGTCGGGGCCTAACTGCGGGGTTAGAGTGGTTGCAAAGATTTGGTTACGGCGAAATGGCATAGACACACAAATTGGTGAAACAACATCTGACCAATTTTATATGAATCGGATTTCATATTGGGCACCTGACAACACTAACTGGTTAAATTTCGGTGTCTATCAACCGGCAAATTGGCGTGATTTTCAAATTCAAATTCAGTGTAACAATTTTTATTTTGCAAAAGATGACGAGGTCTGGGTTGATTTGCAGATGTATAATCAGGCTAGACAGACACCAGGCCCCACTGGTGGTGTCATTTCAACTATGGCTTTCACAGAGGTGCAATTTGACACTATAATTAGAGCAATTAGAGGTGACTGGCGGGTTTCACTAAATTCACAAAGTTTCATATTTAATGATCCAACACCTAAGGCAACAGAAGGCAGTCTGATATTAGGTCGGTCATTTTTCAACCCTGAATTAACCTGTCGTGATTTTTTATTGTCAATTTGTAAGATGTTTAACCTCTATGTGGAAAGTGATAGAGACTATGAAAAGAGATATAGAATCGAACCGAGAGATCAATATTATAGAGGTGGCACGCAGTCATCTGACTTTATTGACTGGTCTGACAAATTAGATGAAACATCAGTGCAGATTTTGCCTATGTCTGAATTTGTTTCTAAGACCTATATTTTCAAATATAAAGATGAAACTGACTATTGGAATTCTAAATTCAAAACCGAAAGAGGCAGACTTTTCGGTGAATATCAAAAGACTATATCTAATGATTTTAAGACTGATGTGTCACAAATTGAAATTAACCAATTTGCATCAACGGTGATGATCAACTATCCGCAATTTTCAGATGTTGTGATGCCGTCTATAATTCAGCGTGATGGTGGCACAAATAAGCCACTAACAAATCCGAGTGGCAGAATTTTAATATGGGGTGGTTTGAAACCCTATACGGCTTTTAGAGGTGGTGCCGAAATCAATTTAGAAAATCCACAGACTAACTATCTGACCGGATTTGAAATTATATCATCTGAAATAAAGGGTTTGCAGTCAGCAACTTTTGGCACACCATATCATCAATATCCATATTGTGGGTTAGTTGATTCACCACAGGATCCGTATCACGATATAAATTGGTTCAATATGGATCCAGATGACTTTGTATATTATGATTTTGCAAGATGGTCTAACGCAAATCTTTTCAACAGATTTTATTCTAATATGGTTAGAGAGTTGGCCGACCCAGGCAGTCGAGTGTTAGTTGCCAATTTTGCCTTAAAACCGAGTGATATAAAAGACATAGACTTTTCTA